CTACGGAATGGCCATTCGCCAATTCGGGATCAGAGAATCGATAAATCTTGTCATCGGAGGACACGCTGTTGAGCGTGGACTTGATGTTCCAAATCGTGAAGACTTTCTAGAAACGGTTGGTTTCGGCCGTTCTCCGGATATCTTCGTTGAAGATGAGGATATATATGCTGCGGGGTGCGGCATATTTCAAGATTACACTTATAAAGTGACAACCTGTGCACTTCCTCTTTTGAGAGAAGTGATCGGTCTGCCCGAACCGATGAAAGTTCGGTGCATTTCAATCTCACATTGGTGGGAGAGTCCTTTATGGGCTCCAATCCAAAAGCAGGCTTTGGCTTTTCTTTCTAGAAGGCCTGAAGTCTGCAGTGGGAAGGACCTGTCAGAGGAGTATTTTGACGAGTTTGTTCAAACAAAGGACATGCTTGAAAAGGAACTCGGTACACGGTTTGTGTACATCTCTGATGACGGCGACGCCGCCACTGACAGTATATGTCTCAAGCTCTCGAATGAATCGATCCGTGGAATTATCCCGGAAGATTTACTCGAGATCTATGACATATGCTCGGGACTCACAGGTCACTGTGATGCTTTCGCTAAAAGTGGTCGTCGGGTGCAACAGACCAACTCCCAGTTGATGGGTGATCGTCTTTCTTTTGTTAAACTCACTGTGATACATCTTGCTTTCAAGCTTGTGTACATGGAACGTTTAGCTTCCTTTTACTCAAATTCGAGAAAAGAGAAGTGGCGCTTGATGGCGCTCTTTAGAAAGTTGATAAAGATCAATGGTGATGACGGCCTCGTCGGAATCCCAGAGATCTTTAAAAGCGATTACCTATCCTGGATGGATAACTTGTGGAATATAAACAGGGTCAAGACACAAATCTCTGACAACATGTTTACATTGAACTCGAGGATGTTTAGAGCCAATAAAGGTCGCGCACTTGAAGTGCCCTTTTATCGACTTAACCTCTTCGAGAGGATTGATCGTGGAGGTAACTTTTTGATCAACCCACAAGTTTGGAACGAGATTCTCG